CGATCTCGCACTTTCATACCCATAAATGAAACGGTGAATTCCATTTCTAAACCGTACTGATCGCGAATCTGATGTAACGCAGCTAGTGCGGTAGGATATTCGTGTAGATTGACATTTTGTAGTCCCGCATAATCTACGATACCTAGTTTCCAACCTGTACCCGCTAGTACTTTCTCCGCTGCATCTTTCGCCGTAACTGCGACTAGTGCTTGACCGTCTACGATATGGTTGTATAGATCATCTACGGCCGCATTTTCTGCGAATACTCGACGCACATACTTGTTGTCTTTTCGCTCTTCTACCGTACGAATAATCGTAAATAACATGAGTTTACGATCTTTGTTTCGTACGATTACGTTATTTCCTGCGACTAAGTGTTTTGTGTCAGGATCGCTTGCTAGCGTACTAAACTCATATGTTAGTAGTCCGTCTAACTGCTCGAAGTGGCCGTCTTCGAAAAACTGCGGCGTCTTCGGTAGGTGATTTGTAAGGATCGTTAATTGTCTTCCGTATTGATCCGTTACGATAATCATGCTGTTAACATCGTTTGTCATTTTATCCCGCCTTTCCGTGGAATCCCCACATATACATAAACGCGAGCCTATCGTAATTTGACAGACTCGCGTTTTTAGGTTATAGATATCGATTTGTGAATTTGATGCTTGTTTCTCCTGCCGATGGTGGGTAGATCGCAATCTCTGATCGTCCCGTCGGAATGCTAAAGAAATCACTAGACGGATCTAACATATCATTTGCTAGAATTCCGTTTTTGTAGATAGACGCCGAAGCCATATCGACCTCTAACGTGTCGCCTCGCTTAAACGCCATATCGTTAACCTGCTCGCGTTGATTCTCGTTGTACTTGTATACGTTGACGTGATCTAACGTCATGTAGTAGCGTTTGTCGCCATTACCTAGCGCCGATGTTTCGAGTTGTATGCCTGCTAATTTGTTAAGGTAGCGCCCTGTGTAATCCGCATACTCTCGATATAGTTCGGTATGGAATCGTCCTGTTTTCGCATCTTGTAACGCAAAGTACGTAAACCATGTAACGTAGCCCTTGCGTTCTTTGCGTCCGAATCGGATAATTCCGTTATTCCATTCAGACCAAACCCCATCGAAGCCGCCGCGATCGTAAACCATCGCGATACCGTTCTTATTGTCGCCGAACTTAACTGTCGCAATCTGCTGCGTTTTAAGCCATGTAACATCGTTTAGATGCGCATTACCGAACTTGCGGCCGTTCTGATCGAGTAGGTAGAATCCGACTCTTCCCATATCTCGACGATCCCACGATCTAAACGTAGAATGCAGCTCGACCATAAAGTTATCGATCGGCTCAGGAATGTTACGATACATAGATGCGCCGTGCCAACCTGCGAAGCGATCTTCGGGCTTGTCTTTGTTTCCGCCGTAGTCCCACCCCTTTTGGTGGAATAGATAGCCGTTACTTTCGAATGTACCGTACACGATCCCGTCGTAAATCTCGCTCGCATCCGTCCATTGTCGTACATCGATCAGCTCGTCGTATAAAACACGCTCTTCGTATGGAACTGTCTGTTTATTGTAGTCAGGCGCTTGTCCCGCAGTTACCGCATAATCCTTTCCGATAACGGAAACTGTCGGTGTATCTTCGGCGAATGTAATACGTACGTTCGGATACGCTTCGGCCGTTCCGTCGTTCACGACTTCGGTTTTCATATTTCCGCGCTCTATCTTATATTCTTTCTCTAGTCCGTCACCTACTGGATCAGAACATAGTAATGTGAATTGAATCATGCAGCTTGTTCCGATTGGCGTTATAGGCGTTGATCCGTCGAGCTTTGCCGTGTAACTTACGTGATTCTTAAAATCGAAGATTAATTCGCCGTCAGGTACGTTTAACCAACGCCGAATGTCATCTAGCTTCGTTTCTCGCTCTAATTCCGTATCTGCCGTTATCGTAGCGACAACGTTATAACGCATTACGTCCGTTTCTGATCCGAAATCGTAAGCGCCGATTTTACCCGACGCTTTTAATAGATTTGCGGTTTTTTGCGGTAGTAGATCCCGCTCGATCGTATTTACTAACATGTATCTGCTTGCGTGTCGTCCTCTATAGATGAATGACATTCTATCTCCCCCTCGATCTTTCTTTCGCTCGTTCCATGCGCTTTAATTCCGCTGCAATGCGCTCTACGTCCGCCTCTTCGCGCACATGTAGCTCCGCTACTTGAACGGTAGAGTTGTATACGTTGCCGCTTTGATTACCACGATCCCCTTGTTGTCCGAATGCTGCTACCGTAGTAGGTCGATTCGCAGTACGAATAAAGTTAAATAACCTCGCCTGCTGCGCTTGCGTTAGTACCATTTCATTTTTGAGTAATCTTGCGTCTATCTCGTCGAACTTCGGTCGATGTGCGACCAGTCCCGCAGGAGATCCGCCGTTATGGTACTTCGGACGTTTCGTTTCTTGTGATAATGTCCCGCCGTTATGCCTAAATATGTTTGATACTGTACGTGTGATCGACTCTTTGATGTTGACAATGACGTCTTTGAATTCAGTCTTTGTCGCCTTTTCCCTTACCCGATCTAGTTCCGCATCTGCTTGTGATGGGTCCATATTCAGGTTTTTCGTAACCTCTTCCTTCATTTTCGCTTCGGCGTCTGCGTTCTTCTTCTCTACGTCGGAAATATCGCCCTTCGTCTTCTTCGTGTTTTCCTTTTGCGCATCTGCATTCGCTTTTGCGTCCTTCTGATTGAAGTCTGCGGTATCACCCTTCGTCTTCTTGACGTTTTCTTTCGAGCCTTTTTTGTCGGCTTCCGCATTCTTCTGATCGTGATCTGACGTGTCGCCCTTCGTCTTCTTAACGTTTTCTTTCGAGCCCTTTTTATTGGCTTCGGCGTCTTTCGCTTCGAAATCCGAGATATCACCTTTTGTTTCTTTCGTCGCAGGTTTTTCGAGATTTTCTTGCAGTTCATTGGCTTTTTGTTTCTCTTCGTCGGTGTTCGTGCTCACCTTTTTATCGACGGGCTTTCCTAGTGTTTCGTTCATATCCTCGATAGATCCCGTAGTATCTTCGATTCCTTGTTTGTAGAGATTATGGTTGTCTTTCGCCTGATCGATAGCCGTTTTCGCTTCTCTTAACTTCTCGACGTTTTTAGATGAAGCCTCGTACTGCGCTAGTTGCTCGCCCTCTAGTCCGTGGTTAGCGATTTTTTGTTTCTCTAATTCCGCTAGTACTTTCTCTTCGGCGGCTAACTTCTCGTTAACCTTTCCTGACAATTCTCCGACTGCCCCCGTAATGCCTACGGTTGCGGCTTGCTCTTCGATAATTTTATTCGTAGTTTTTTCGCTCAGTTGTAATTTTTGTTGCGCTGCGTTTAGATGCCCTCTTAATTCCGTACCCGCAGACTTATTTATCGCTAGTTCGGTGTTTGCAGTTTGTAACCTCTCTCGTTGAAGATTTAAATGCTCGCCTGCTTTTTCGATCTGCCTTTCCTCACCGCGATTTACGGCTTCGTTAAATTCCTTTTTAGCCCTATTGTAGCGAGCTTGAGCTTCAGCTTGTGCTTCTTCGAGTCCTTTACGCTCTTTTAACGATTCCTGATAGTTCTTTGAAGCCTTTACCATATCTTCTAGATCTTTTTTCTGGTTAATCATAAGTTGCGTTTGTTGTAATTCGAGCTCTATACGCTGCATTTCCTTATATGAGTCGCCCAGTTTTCGCGCCTCGTCCGAAGTTTTAGCGATCGAATTCCCCTTCTTGTCGAAGGCTTGTGCCGTCGCAGGTGCTTTCGAAATGATTTCCGCGTTAACATCTAGATACTCTTTTAACTCGTCCTTCGTAGCGCCTGATTTCTGTTGTAACTGATCGTATTCGTCGATAAGTTTTTGCTTTTCTGCGCCCTCTTCCGCCTTTTGGATTTCGTTAGTTAGATCTCGATAGCGTAATAACTCGTCCGTAGTAAGGTTAATCTTGCCCTTTAGTTGGTCGTGCTTGTCCGCTAGGTCGTACATTCCTTGCGCCTGCTCACCTAACGATTTATACGTATCTAGTGAAACCTCTTTGTACTCTCGTGTAGCGCCTTTTGCTTTCATGAGAACTAGTGACAATGCGCCGACTGCTGCCGAAACTCCTGCAATCCATAATGTAGCAGGATTCGAAACAAGCGTAGCTCCCATAAGTCTTATCGCCGCATTAATCTTACCGAGATTTGAATATACGAGCGTCGCCGCGGCTGCGAAACCTGCTGCCGCCAATCCTGCCACTAAGAACGCAGGATCTAATTGCGCTAATGATCCGACTAGTGATGCTGCGACTTGCATTACCGCAGTAAGTGCAGGTATTAATTGCTGCCCGATATTGATTCCCAAACCTTCGGCGGCTGATTGTAACTGAGTCCACGCGCCTAGTAACGTAGCTTGCTGAATTTCCGCTACTCGTTGCGCAGTTCCGCCCGATTCTTCTAATGTTTTTTTATAGTTTTCTAGCGCGGGTTGTCCTTGTGATAGTAACGCTAAGAATCCCGCCGACGCTTCCGTACCTACTAATTGTGCTGCAGTTACGGTTTTTTGTGCGTCTGTCATGCCTTCCATTTTCGAACTAATATGACCGATCAATTCAGGAAGTGGCTTGAACTGTCCGTTTGCATCTACTACCGAAATTCCCAGTTTCTCGAATGCCTTTTCCGTTTGTCCCGTTGGATTCGCTAAAGATAGTAACGCAGCACGTAAAGATGTACCTGCTTGCGATCCTTGAATACCTGCATCGGACATTTTCGCGATTGCTGCTGCCGTATCTTCGATTCCCCAACCTAGAGAATGTGCTACTGGTGCAACGTATTTCATCGCCATACCTAGTTGATTCATATCAGTATTCGCAGTTGTGAAGGTTTTCGCTAATACGTCTGTCGCATGTCCCGTGTCTTTCGCGGATAATCCGAAACCTGTCATGATATTCGATGCGATGTCAGCGGCAGACCCTAAATCGATCGCGCCTGCTGCAGCTAGATTTAATACCGATGGTATTGCGTCGATACTGTCTTGCGCTTTGAAACCCGCTAACGATAGGAAGGAGAGTCCGTCCGCCGCTTGCGAGGCGCTAAACTGCGTTGTCGCCCCTAAATGTTTCGCCGTATCGCTTAACTGTTTAAATTCGGAATCTGTCGCCCCTGAGATCGCCTTTACTTTCGCCATTGACTGTTCGAAGTTTGCCGCAGATTTTACTGATGCACCTACCGCAGCTACTACGGCATTTCCCGCCATTGCCGATGCCTTGCTTAACGCCGACATGCCTTCCGAAGACGACTGCGCTCCCTGATTTAATCCTTGCATATCTTGTCTTGCTTGACTTACGCCCTGCCTAAACTGAGCGTTATCGAGTACGAGCCGCGCCCGTACTTCGCCTGCATTTGCTGCCATACAATCACGCTCCTTTACGATAGTGCTCGTAGCTCTTCGAATTTGCTACGATTGAACTTTTCTGTTTTCGGTTTGATTCCCGCTTCTCTCGTCCATGTGCGGATTAATTCGCGGTACTCTTTTTGCTCTAGGTTTCTAGCATTTATGATCGTTAGTAGATCCAGTTTGCGCGCAGCTTTTCGATTTCTTGATTTCTCAGCATACGCAGCAAGATCGATAAGGTAATAGTCTTCTTCGATCTGTCTTTGTGTAACGCCCATTACCGAAGCCATTTCGAGAAGGAAATCTTCGAAGGGATCGTCTAGGCTTCCGTCGTAGCCTCGATCGTCTCCGTCGCTTCCTCCGTCTTCTTCGCTTTTGGTAACAGGCTTATCAGGTTTTTTACCATACGCTCTAGATCGTTGTATTTAACCATTTGTACGAGGTATTCTACGATCTCCGACATTCCCGCTTCGCCTTGCAGGTATTCAACATCGATACCCGTTAATTGCGAAGTGATCGTTACGAAGTCGTCTGTCGCAGCTTCTACGGCCGCGATCGCATATGCAGCGTACTGATCCGCAGGTGCGTTAATTACTTGAATAATTAGATTCGGAACGTTACCCGATACGGCGATCAGCTCTTTGAACTCTTTCGGCGTAACCTTTCTGATACGAACCTTCTTCATACCTAGCGTTAACGTGTCAGGCGCTAACATCGCCTTACTCGCTTCTTTCTTTGTAAAAACATTGGTGATTTTTCTAATCATATATCTTCCTCCTTGTCAAGTTTGACGAAACACAAAAAATGTGCTTTACAAGAACATAAACGCCGATAAACGACAAAAAAGACTAGAGCCGTAGCCCTAGTCCTGATTTATCGTGCTTATTTAGTTACGGAAGCCTTTACCGTTTCTTTTTCCTTGACAGTTTCGTCACCTAAGATATATAGAGTGCCGTCCGCCTCAGGGAACGCATTGAACGTAATGTTCGCGATACGCTCGTTGTCAGGATCGTACGTGTAATCAGGATCAGCTGACGCCGCTGCGTTTGGTACAGTGATCCAGTCATTCGGCGTAGTGTCAGGCGCAGTCGGTTTAATAACCAT